GGGGGGGGGGGGGGGGGGGGGGGGGGGGGGGGGGGGGGGGGGGGGGGGGGGGGGGGGGGGGGGGGGGGGGGGGGGGGGGGGGGGGGGGGGGGGGGGGGGGGGGGGGGGGGGGGGACTCCATAACCATATTTATCCCCACCATTAGGATAATAATGATATAAAACTATTCCATTTTTATTGTTTTGTTTCTCCAGGACAACCATTTTCTACCCACCTTTCTACAGCCGTTATATAATCGTATTTTTTAGAGGTAATATTATGTGCGGTATTATAATCACGATATCCCCATCGATTCATCAATTCGTACTCTAACCGCTCATGTTTCAACAATAATATATCATGGCTTAAAGGATTTCCATCTCTTAAACGTTGCAATGAGTTACCCATATCAAAATCCGCATCAAAATTACCATATCCTTTATCTAAATTATACTTATTATCCAAAATATGTTCAAGAACTTTTTGGACGCTTTTACGACTCATGCCACTATTTTGAGATATTTTGCGTATTAATATATCCCGATCGGAGTTTCTCAATGTTGCATAAATCATCTTAGCATGGGCTTCTCTTTCTTTAAATTCTTCCGCTCGTCTTTGCGCTCTTCGTTTTCCTCTTTCACTAATAGCTCCAGATTCTTTAACAATAGGCCTTCTAACCTCAAAACCCTCTTTAGAGACGCTCCTAGCACTGGCATACCACGTTTTCTTGCCGCCCATTACATCTTTTCTGCCATGGACACCAAGTAGCCGCTCTTGCTCCCGTTTCGGAAGCGTATCGATGTATGCTTTTCCACCTTTATCGACATTATCCTTTTGCTTGCCCATGTCAATCATGCCGTCGACAATCGGCTTGATTCGACATAAGCAATGAGGATGTGCAGGAAGCTTTGGGAATTTATCCTTCGGGAATATACCCTTACCAAGTCCGTACAAATCGGCATGAGCGTATACGTCGCAAATATCGCACTTCGGATGTCTATCGGAAAGTTTCCACTGAAACGCCACAATATCCGGGTCATCAAGATACTTAGCCATAACTCCATCAGCATAAGCTCTCGCTCGTTCCGTGCGTGCAATCCGTTCAGCGGTATACCTGGTCTTTTCTTGTACTGCTGTATCGATAGCCTTGCTTACATTTTGCTTTGCCCCGTTTTCGATAGCGTCCAAGACTTCACTATACGCTGCTCTTAGCCCAGGCGTTGTGCCTTGCTCAATAAGCTTGCGTGCGTGACGTATGGCTTCCTTCCATTCAGCGACCGCTTCTTCGTCAAGCCAGTCGGGAACAGGTAAATCCTTCACCTCTTGAATAAATTCGGGTATATCTTGCTCAGGAATAATGCCGCCTTTGCCGTATCCGTCGAATAGCTTCTTGGCCGTCTTGGATGCCGACTCGCCTTCCTTAATAGCCTTGCCGATGACCTCGGCCGATTCAGCCTGAATCTTCTTGCTGTTTTTATACATGCGGTCAGAAAGATTTACGCCGTCGTCTGTCCATGATTTCTTCATAGCCGCTGATATGGCTTCACGCTCAAACTTAGCCGCCGCTTGTTTCTTCCCATACCCTTCAGCAAAATCGCCAACAAGGTCATCAAGCAAGTCCTTATACAGGTGCCGCATAACCGGATAACGGTGATACGCCACTTTTACGGCTTCTTTAGGGTCCATACCGGCCAAGATTAAGGCCCGAAGGACTCGCTCAAAGCCGTCCAGATTATTCTCTAGGTTGTTCTGCGTTCTGTCCTTCGGCATTTACATCACCCTTATCACCCGTCGTCGGTTCAAATCGCTGTTTCATTAAATCCCTATCTCGTTCAGCCTCATCAAAGCCTTCTTCTATCTCGCTTACGATGTCATCGTACGTGTCAGGCTCAATATTCGGCATATACGCTTCCAGGACTTTCTTACTTACTTCAGCGGAGAACGTATCGGATCTAAACCCAAGGTCCAGTGCCTGTTGTGCCTGAGACAGTGACTCGGTAACGTCGTTAATCTGGAAATCTCGGGGATATTCAACTTCATAACCGACGTTTTCCCTTGCCCATAATTCATACAGTCCAATAATATCCTTTTCAGCCTCTTCACACTGAACAGAAAAGTCTGCCAGGCGTTGGTTGGTTCGTTCAAAGTCCCACTGCTTAGCAACGCCGCTCTTTGACTGCTCTACACCGACTACTGAATCAATGCCGCTCATACGGTACATTTCCTTGATAAGCCGGTCAATTTGTGCCATAAGTACTTCAGCCGGACCCTTATCGGGTGCAATAAACGCCGGTGCGTGAGATGACTCTTGTGGATACAACAGCATATTATTCGTCCCAAGCGTTACGTCGGGAGTGCTGCCGTCTGCCGGCATAGTCAACACAGAGAACGTCTGATTGTTGAGTATTTGCGTCAATAGGCTACACAGATGATAGACGTGATAATTTGTCTGTGCGATACTCAGAAACTCAGCAGGCGGTAAAATATCCGTTTTTTTGGAGCTTCTACCGAACCACTGAACAACGGGAATGCGACCAATGTTATGTGTACCATTTTTGATTTGGTTCCCGTTTTCGTCCAAGACCTGCCAATTCGTCGGAGTCCATATGTAATATCGTGTTTGTTTCTTTCGGTCGGCGTCGTAAATAACGTCCTTGTATGCAAACTTGATTAATATTCCCTTCTCATCGAACTGCCAGTCCGTAATGTGATGCGGCTCAACAGCAGTCAAATACGGTAAGGCTCGATTCTTGACATTATCAGCCACCGATTCGCCAAACTCCACAACGTTGTTCACGATGATATACATAACGCCGTATAGCTTGGCTAGCGTCGCTTGCTGACGTATATATTCCTGTAGGCTCGTACCTTTGCGGTCCACGTCTTCCAGGAACACCTTGAACTTCTCCGTATCTTTGTATTCACGCTTGATTGTATCCCTAAATATCGGATCTACCGACGCATTAACAATCGGCCCCGTGTAATTCAGGTAGTACGCAAGCTTCTTACGGAAAGCGTAATTCGGCGTACTTTCCCTCGGATGTCGTACAAGGCCACGGCCAACAGAGAACAGGCCTGTGCCGTAATATGCGTCTTTTAACAATTTATAGCCATATAACTTTTCAGAGTCCATTTGTCTACTCCTTAATAAATATTGACGTGCGCCGCCTTAATCTGCGGTGCGTTTATTTTCTCGGCGATACCTGTCGTTGCGTCCGGTGCATCATCGTGTGCGTTCTTCCCTTCTCGTTGATAACGGGTCATTGCCCTATGATATTCAGGCCATCGGTCTTTCCAGTTGGTCGGAAAATAGATGTGTTCCATGACCCACGTTGAATTGGAAAGTATTCGTGCCGCCTTATTCTTCGTCTGCGCAAACGTATTGATGACCGTCTTATTCGACTTATACGTGTCTTGTAATATCCGTCGTACTTGCCGTGCAAAGCCCCGGCCACCGTTATTTGATTCGAAGTCGGCCACATTTACGCCGTTCCGGTATAGCATGGCTGCCGTTGCCGGCTCCGTCTCTTCCATAGCGTCCTTAGTGTACAAAAGGTCAAGTACATAAGCCTCGCCGTTGTACACGCCGTACACAACTGAGCAAAGGTAATCGGATCCTGTATCAGCCGTATCCGTGTAGTTTCGAACAGCCGTAAATAGCGGGTTGCCGTTTGTGTCCGTCGGGATGCGGTCATACGTCTTGAAGCCTGAGTATAGCTGACCCTTGATATCTATCGGCTCTTGCTGATAGTTGGCACTGGCGATGTCTGCACCCATGGCACGTACTTTCTCTTCATAACTGCGCCGTGACAGTATTTCATCACAGAGCATACTGCCGTCCGGCTGCAGAGCCTTCATCGTAATCACCTTGGCCGCTTTGCCGAAGTGTTCAATAGCTCGGCCTGCAAGGTCATCACTAGCCCAACGGGTCATGATGATGAGTATCTTCCCGCCTTCTTCAAGACGGGACAACATAGTATTCGTAAACCACAGCCAGGCTTTTTCCTTCGCCGTTTCGTTGTAAGCTTCTTCGGCGTTTTTGATGATATCGTCGATAATAAGAAGTGAACAACCAAACCCTGTCGCCGTACCTGACGGAGACGTGGCCAAGTATGAATTGTAACCGCCATCCAAACTCCACATATCCATGGCTGCGTCGCCACGCTTGATGCGGACGTTTGGGAATATATCGGAGTAAACCGTGATATTCTCATCAGCTTTGACTTCCTGAATGGCATTACGCACGTTCTTGGCAAAGGTTGCTGAAAGAATATTGTTATACGACCCTGTCATTATCTTTTCAGACGGATTACGGCCCAGTACCCATTCGACAAATAAACTCGCCGTGCGGCTCTTTCCATGTCGAGGCGGCTCATTAATGATAAGCACCTTGGCTTTCTCATCCTCATAGAACGACTGCAAGGCTTCACACAACTCAACAAGATACCGTCGTTCCGGCTTATAAAAATCAGAAGCCATTAAATTGCAAAAATAAAAGAACTCACGTCGTGCGAGTTCTCGTTTTGCCTGCCGCTTAATGCGTTCGTCAATCATCGGCTATCAGCTTCTTTATGTCTTCTGACTTAACGCCGTCAAAGGGATTATTCTCAATCTTTGCTTGCATATCGACGTTCTTAACGTCTCTCCATAAGTCAGGACGTCTGTTCTTCAGCCAGAAGATTTGCGCCGTAACGTCAGGCCGCTCACGCTTAGTTACAACCTTTGTCACAGTAAGTCCTAGCGGTTCGCCGTTAGGAGCATACGTCATTTCTTTCGTAACCTCGTTATACTCATATCCAAGGGCTCGTTTAAGCAGCGCATTTTCAACCTCAATGTCAACAACTTCCTTACCTCTTTTTAAGGCGTCAGAAAAGTCAGGGTATTTCTTCTTCCAGGAATACAAAGTATCTCGGCTAATACCGATATGAGACGCTATTTCAGTGTCGGTTGCCCCATCACGAGTCCAAGCCTGTAACCGCAAAAGATTATCAGGTTGAAGCCACTGTACATATTTACCTTTTGCCATTACAGACTCACCTCCTTGGGGTGCCGTATTTGGAACGATTCATAACGTGCTTGGCTGCAACGAAACATTTACACGTGCCGGTTCCGCCGATATGTATTTTGTTAGCAGAGCATGTACCTTTGTAATTGTTCAGGCAAGAACGTCGGCAGCATTGAATTTCCGTTTTACACGTCATAAGTCACTCCAAACACAGGCACGCATTTATCTATGCTATTTATCACTAAAATTACATTTCGATTTGATAAATAGGTATAGCCTACACGATATATTGATTATCTCTTTTCTTTTAGTTTAAAAGTAACCATATGTAGTATTTTATTGCCAAATAATGACTTCTCAGGGCACTTTACAATCTCCAAAATAAAATATATATTAATGGTGAATTTCGAATCCCATGACAGCCTAAGTCAACAGCGTACGATTTAGGTAAGACGAAGAATATATTTGCTCTGCGTCTAGTTCTCGTGGGAAATAACCCTGCGGCATAATGTCGTGGGGTTATTTCTTTATTACGCAATCATTCTGTATTTTATAAACATGTATGCTATACTTTTTCTGTGTGGCGCCACACCTCAAATTCGAATTCAATTTAGTTTTGAAAGCGAGGTGAATGTCATGGCAGATTCGAAATTCAAAGGATTTGTGATTTTCCGTGCATGGATAACAAATCCAAAGACCGGTAAACGCCTGTACGCCCGTGATTATGGGAAACGTGCATGGCCGATTCATATTCCGGTCGGCAAGAAGAAAAAATAGTCTTGCCAAGACCACACACCCGGTCATTAGGGTCGCTCCCTATTGGCTAAAGAAAAGCTCTACTTCGGTAGGGCTTTTTCTTTTTTACGGCAAAGGCGACGCCCTAATGGACGCCGCCTCGGCTGTAAATAAAACTACTTAGAATGATTGTGCGTACGGTATTTCCCGTACTTTTTACTTCTACATCATATCATGTCAAGATACTGACATTTAATGCCATCTTCTGCGAAAGCTCCTCTAGTGCCGCACGATGAATTCGAAAGGTATGTCGCCAAGTGATGTTCAGTTCAACAGCAATTTGTTCCCATCGTTTGTTTTGAATATACCGCTTAGTTAATACCTCTTGCTGAGTGGCACTTTCAAGCTTTGCTATAAGGGTCTTTGCTTGTTCACGCATTTCTATCAGCTCATCCCACTCACGATTAGTATCCCGAATAAGTTCGTCCAGGCGGGCAATCTTGTCGGACACGTCAATGGGGCTACCGCCGGTGATTTTATCTTTAGCGTAATCAAGAGCTTGAAGGCTGCATATGTCATGCTGAAGCTGAGCGATCCGTTCTTCTTTCATTCGTAGCCTAACCTCTAGACTGCGAATGTACTCAAGGTATTCCTTTGCATTCATGCCGTACCTCCCTAATCATCGATAAGGTAGTAAGCGTCATCAAGACTACGCTCAGCATCCTCAATCGCACTAAGTGCTTGCTCTACCTGCTCCATACCGTCATAAGCGCACAACAGGCTTTTCACCTCCGACAAGGCAATCATTATACGTAATAGCTTAGTCGTTACCTCGCCCATCATTGCAACTCCTCTCTCAGGACCATCAGCATGTCAATGTACTGCTTCGCCTTCCTTAAGTCCTTAAGCGGGGTCCCTTTCTTCGGGTATCGGTACAGGTACTTCACTACTGCCCCAAGGTAGTAAGCCTCTTTGCCTTCAGCACCGGCTGTAATCTCGCCGATTATCTTCTCGCATTCAGTACCTCGCCACGTGTAGTGGTTCGGACTCTTAATCTCGTTTGTCGTTTCTATTTGTCCGTTAATAGGATTTCTTGCGATATTAGTCATTACAATTCTCCTTTCAGTGTCGTTTGTTGCAATTCTTTTTGCGGTAAGATATTGCCGCAGTCAACTAAGCCCTTCATTTTTTTTAGTAACTTAACCAGGGATTCTCCGTAATCAGCCAGCGGCTCCTTGATTTGGTCATATTCTTCCTGGCTTTTAAATCCGTCCTTACCGATAATAGGACGAATAACATACCCAAATCGGTCATCGGGGATAAGCACGCAGCCACGACCACGAAGAAAACAAAGCACATCGGCAAGTTCGGAGTTAATGAAGGCGGCATGTAGGAATAGCCATACCCATAGATTGCTGTCTTCCGGGTGCTTTTTCTCATAGTCGTCGTGATATTCTTCAATCGGCCAGTTCTTAGGATTACGAGCGTCCTCTACTTTACGTACAAGGCGTTCGACGAGGTTCTTAATTTCAGGATCCCGCCGAAGCAAATCAAACTGGGGGTGTTCCATTTCATTTAGAATCTCTTTGAAGGCACTTCTGGCTCGTTTCACGACCTCTTGATTAGCCATTGGTAAGTTCCTCTATCTCGATATAAAGTCCGGGCTTATCGAGGTAAAATTTTTGAATTTCTTCACAAGCGACAAGAGCATCGTCTGTCCAAAAGTCCAAATCCGTCATCACATCTTTTAAGAGCTTCACCAAATTGTCCGTATCGGGCTTCGTTGTTTTCCAGCTCTTTACAGGGTGAGCATTAGTTGCTAAATATATCCACGTCGTCGAAAGCCTTACAGGACCCGTAAACGGAGCTTTAGGAGCGTACGGGGCAAGGGCTGCCATAAACTTCTGACGGGCGTCTTTTACGTTCTGAGGCTCGTACACGACAGGCTTACCGTTTACTACCATAATTTTCTTTTCCTGATGAGTGGCCGACGGAATCATCATCGGCAAGAAAAACTTTAATTTCATTGCATACTCCTTTCTAGGGAAACGCCGAGGGCGCTTATTGTCCTGTCAGACGGACAAAGGGTGTTAAGGGAAACGGCAACGTCAAAGCCGTTTTCCAACCCTTTGTTCGTCCCATGACAATTGCGGACTTTTTATACGAGGGACATTGGTATATATATATAACGAATGTCCCGATTTTTGTCCCGATATTTATGCATATACGGCGTTTTCGGCGAATAATTATTCATCGATATTTCTTTCTACTTTACCGTTTTTTACGGTGAATTTTTCCGAGCTGTTGATATCTCTACGAATTGTCTTTGGACTTACGTCAAGATATTCAGCCATATCATCAATAGTGACTTCCCCCGATACAAGGCACGCATTGTATGCCGACTCAATACCTTGTAATCTAGACCGCTTTATTTTGCTTCGGGAGTTTCTCCCACGTTCTGCTGGAGTCATCTCGACATCAAGCTTAATCGTCTCAAGTGTTCCTGTGTCGTCAATACGATGAACGGGATAATCGAACCACACGTTTATAGGCCTGAACGAAGCGTACTCACGAAGCGTGCCTTCGATACGCCAAGCCGAACGAGAGGACCCGACTTGTTCAGCGTCAAGCTCAATCATATCGAGCAGTGCGTCAGCGTCACGGCCGAACACGCCCGACCCTGAGGCTCTGTCGATAGCTCGCTTACCGCCTTGAGCGCCTTTTGAGTGATGATGACAATAAATGACCGAGCAATTAAGCTCCGTTGCGATACGGTCGAACTGATTGCAGAAATGAGCCATTTGTTCAGCGCTGTTCTCATCACCTGTAATGACCTTGTAAATCGGGTCGATGATAATCGCCGTGTACTCTTGCTTAACGGCTCTCCTAATGAGTTTCGGAGCGAGTTTATCCATGGGTAGGGACTTTCCTCTAAGATTCCATATGTCGATATTAGAAAGGCTGCGGGCTTCACAGCCAAGCTCCGTGTACACGTCTTTAAATCGATGTAGGCAAGAGGCAGCGTCAAGCTCCAGATTCACATACAGGACTCGTCCCTGGGAGCAATTCCAATTCAGCCATTTGCGCCCTTCCGCAATAGCGATGACAAGTTCTATAAGGGCAAAGGACTTACCCGCCTTAGACGGTCCTGCCAATAGCATTTTGTGACCCTTACGAAGTACGTTTTCGATAAGAGGTGGTGCTAACGGCGGCAGATTATTCCAGAAATCTCGAAGGCTTTCAGGCTCCGGCAGATTGTCATTGATTGATTCGATCCACGTCTGCCATTCGGCAAAACTGCTCTTACCGATGTTCGTATCGACCAGGAACTGCTTTTTATCCTTACGAGTAACGCCGGGCATACGGCTAAGGCGGCTCGGATTTCGATTCTGGACGTCGATTTCAAGGCCGTTTTTACGGCAAATGTTATAAAGATAATCGACCCGTTTACGATATTCGTCGTAATTGGCAGCGTCTACTTTAACGATGGCGTGAACGGATTTACCACCGCTATAGACCATGCACGTAACAGGAAGCTCCAGTTTGCGGATGATTTCGTTTTGCTTGTCGATGGGCATACAGTCCGATTCGACTAAGGCGTATTTAAACTCCGTTACGTTCTCATTGCGAACGCCCCGACCGTCTAACGGATTGAAGCGTATCCAAGCGCCTACATCGGGATTATAATCACCCAGGACGGCACCGATATCGCCGTCACACTCTGATAAGGCGTGAATAAGCTCCCCAGCTGTACGCTTAAATTTCCCTTTAGACGGTAAGAATTTCCCGTCCTGTTCCCAGGACTCGGTCACATAGCCAACATAATCAGCGCTGTCGTAAAGAAGCTCTAAGTACGTAATTAAGTCTTTAGCGGGATTCCAATCGTCACCCGGGTCTTCAATTTCTCGTCCTTCTACCCAATTCTTATCGATAATGACTTCTTCGTCGGCGATGATTTCGTCATCCCATCCATACGCCCGATCGGGTAAATGGGGTGTAGCGGTCCAGCCGTTTTCTTTGGCCATGTTTACGATAGTAGCTCCCGTAACGGGACTCCCGTTATAGTGGCCTGTGAACGTTGCCCATTTTTTAGCACATTCTCCGGCGTGATACCGAGTGATGTCTTTGGCACTCCAGGATTCCCAGTCGCTAATGTCGTAGCCTTCTTCTTTAAGCCCCATTCCCACCTGCAGCCATTCCTGATAATCGCAAAAGGCAGGGTCGATGTAGTCCAATAAAGGTATTAAGTTGATTTTACGCATTGCTTTTTCATCTCCTTTATGGACTATGCCGGGATATAGGTTTCAGGCGTTACGCCATTCGGAATTCTCCAATTATTCATAGAAATTCGAGCAATCATAGAAGAGGCCTGGTCAAACGTCCAGGTGCCGACGTGTTGGAAACCACGAGACTCCAAGAAGCGTATTTGCTTCGGTCTTGAGAGGCTCATATCCTGACGTTTCTTTAATCTATCTAGGAGCAGTGAAGCCTTACCGGCATTTTCAATCTCATCGGCAAAGATACCGAACTTTTCAAGGGCTTGGATTTGCTTAACAGACGGCGGTGCCATTTCATAACCAAACGACGGCACATATCCCGATAAGTCTTCAGACTGAATGGACATTTCAAACTGTAACGGATCCACAAGCTTTCGTTTGCGTTTCTTCATTTCCTTTAACTTTTCAGCCAAGGCTTGCTCCCGTTCTGCCACAACATCCGATTCAGATGCTTTTTCAAGCTCTTCAATATCAATCGGAACCACCGAGTCTTCAAGTTTTTCCGTCATTTTCTTTGCGATGTCTTCATCTTTACTGATGAGATGCGCCGGTCGACATAACTCGTGCCGTTCCGTATTCCACAAAAAATCAAGTAGCAGCACGTTCTCTTTTCCTTCGTGTAATCGAGTGCCACGACCTACCATTTGGCTATATAATGCCCGTGATTTGGTTGCTCTTAGAACAATAATACAATCCACCGACGGACAATCCCATCCTTCAGTCAGAAGCATACTATTACACAGAACGTCGTATTTTCCGTCCTCAAAGTCTTTTAGGACTTCTGCCCTATCTTGGCTATTGCCGTTTACTTCGGCAGCTCTAAAGCCGTATTTACGAAGATATCGGCAGAACTTTTTACTCGTTTCTACCAGCGGCAGGAACACGACCGTCTTTCTGTCTTTGGCATATGTCACCATTTCTTCAGCAATCTTATCAAGGTACGGCTCAAGAGCCGTTCCGAGTTCACCTACTTTGTAATCGCCTGCCGCCATGCCGACATGTGCAATGTCCAATTGCAGAGGGATGGTCTGTGCGACGATTTGAGCGAGGTATCCGGCCTTAATGGCTTGCGGAAGTTTGTATTCATACGCCAGGCTGTCGTATATCTGTCCGAGGTTTCTCATATCGCTTCTGTCGGGCGTTGCCGTAACGCCCAGGACTTTAGCGTTAGAGAAGTAGTTTAAAACGTTCTGGTAGCTGTCTGAGATAGAATGATGAGCTTCATCGATGATGATCGTATCGTAGTAATCAGGAGAAAACTGAGACAGTCGTTTTTCACGCATAAGCGTCTGAACACTGCCGACGGTAATTCGATACCAGGATTGAAGAGCCGTCTGCTCGGCTTTTTCTACGGCACATTTTAGGCCTGTGGCTTTAGCTATCTTATCGGCCGCTTGTTCTAATAGTTCTCCACGATGCGCCAGGATTAAAACTCTGTTACCGACTCGTACTTGAGATTCAGCAATCTTGGCGAAGCAAATCGTCTTGCCGCATCCTGTGGGCAAGACGAGTAATGTTTTGTTGTGGCCTATGTCCCACTCATGCAGGACGGCGTCGACCGCCGCCTGCTGATAGGGACGAAGCTCAATACCCACGATTAAAAGGCTCCTTGAGTCCACTCTTTACCCGATTCTTCCTTGTCGTAGAACCGGTCGACGTTCGGGTAAGTCTTTCCGTTATATTCCCGAAGTTTAATTTTAAAGCGACCGGTCGCTCCGAGGACTTCGTTCCAGCGGATCGTGAACTTGTCATCGCCTTTCTTCATATGTCCGATGGCACGGGCAAATCCGGTGAGCTGCCATTGTGATTTACTGTGTAAAAATAGGTTTTGCTTAATGCGACCTTTCTGGCCGTTTACGTTTACTTCGTAAGTGATTTTCGCCTCGTTGCAAGCGGGCATCTTTTCGCTTCCTTCAAAGTAACCACGTTCAAAGTTGGTAATCTTAAAGTCATAGTCTCCAGCAGGTATGTCGACAAACTCGTTTTCCACTGCTTCAATTTCTTCATCCCAACTAAATGCTCTTTCTTCTGCCATGATTGTTATCCTCCTTATTAAAACGGTACGTTTTCGTCTCGGTTTGCTTCTACTGCCTGAGCTACAGTATCGAATGCGGCAATTAAGCAACCGTCTATAAATTCTTTCGGGTAGTCCTTAATTCTCATATCTGCCGGGAAGTACCCTTTACTTCCTACAACGGCTTGTATTTCGGCTTCCGTAATATTGCGTGCTTCCATAAGCTTCTTTAGGTCTTTCAGGATCCCATCATCTTCCTTAGCCTTCTTTTTAGGTTCAGCTTTTACAATGGGTTCTTCTTTAGGGCTTTCCTCTTTCGGAGGAGCTTTCACTTCCTCTACAGTCTTCTCTTCGACTTGCGATTTTCGAATATTTTGGGGTATACAATTTTCGATTTGAGAAAATTCAAACGGTAAGCATTCCTTCAATCCGTGCCGGTTCTTAGCGTCCCAATTCGGATGATGACTCGTATACATCACACGCTGGCCGCCTGAAACACGGACCTTCTTACTGTTACTGTCCTTGCTATCGACCTTCAAAACTTCTTCTTTGTAGTTGGCAAAGAGGAGCATATCTGCCCACTCCTTGACCATATCGGAGATTTTCTGACTGGCTGCCTTATTAAGCTTTAACTCGTATCGATCGTACGGAGGTTGGTCAGGCCGTTCAAACTTACGAACCATAGCATGAGCGGTAAGAACCACGTTCATACCGCTTTCAATTAAATCCTGGAGCTTGTTAAGCAGCCGTCCGAATTCTTCCTTCTCATATACATACCCTTTACCGTATCCGATATCTTCAATACCGCTTACCTGGTATTTCGAGCAAATGTGCTGTACGCAAAGCTGTTCTGCCCAATCGATAGTGTCGATGACAAGGGTCGTGAATCCTTGATGGTCCTTTATAAGCTCTTGGACATATTCCATAAGTACCACCCAGGACGTCGGACGTTCTAATCTCGCCACATCCATATGGGCTGTACTTGCCTCTGTATCGATAAATAAGGACTTAGGGAAGTGAGCGGCAAATGTACTCTTGCCAATCCCTTCAGGACCATATACAACGACTTTCTGACACCGTTCTTGCTTTCCTGTTATTATCTTCATAGCTACCTCCTAAAATGTTCCGGGCGTCCACGCCTTCGGTTCTGCCGGCTGCGCGGCTGACTCCTTAACATAACCGTCTTCGATAATGATGCTGCAGCTGTCATCCGTTCCGACTCTCGTAGCAATGACTTGGAGTCCTTCATTGGTGAGCCATTCGGAGAACTCTTTAAGTGTTTCCTGATCCATTTGTTCAAGCTTATCCATGAGGACGAAGCCGCATTCAGGGTTAAGCTTACGAATAATCGCCGTAGCTACCATAAGCTGTTCAGCTCCTGACATGCCGTCCCATTGCTGACCTTTATAGATGAGTTCCCCGTCTTTAACGCCAAGTTCCGGCAAAGGCAAATCTGCCTTATTGAGTAGTTCATTTTTGGCTTCCTTGACGGCTTCAATCTCAGCCGTCAGTCCGTTATATTCAGCTGATAACTCTTCGGCTTCGGCCTGAGCTTTTTCCTTTTCCTGATTGGCACGGACTTTGCGATTAATATCATCAACCTGGGCGATGTTAGTCTCCAGTTCTTCGGTACTTTCATCGACAAGCTCGGCTACTGTCTTTTGAGCTATTTCCATATCGGCCAACAGCGACTCTTGTTTAGCCTGGGCTTCTTCAAGGGACGCCTTGAGCTGAGCAATCTGGGAAATAAGCGTTTCGTGTTCTTCCGTCATCTTAGATAACTGTTCACGCTTATGTTGATTCTCGCCGTTTTGTGCTAAGATTTCCTGCTGTTGCTTAATTAAATCTGAGGCACTTACCGGCTCTGTGGGAGCGTCGGGATAATATTCAAGCTCATCGGCGTATGACTTCTTTTGCTTAGCAATACGGCCGATTTCAAGGCGGCGATTATATCGCTGTGCTTCTTTGGCGTCTAATTCTGCCAATTCGTCACCAATACCGATAATCTGCAACAGAGTGTTAGCTTTGTCCTTTGAGTTCATACCCATGAACTTCGGCAAGTCTAGAGCCAGTTTCTCGATGAAGCTGTCCAAAAGTTTCTGTCCGGCTTTCTCACCGGTCGGGTCAATGACCTTAAGGGAGCTTTTCGCTCCCTTTCGTTCAACGATAAGTCCGTTAGACAGCTCGATATGAATCTCAGGCGGGATCGTACTACTGTCTCTTGCCGCATTGGACGGCTTGAATTTGTCTCCACCTAAGGCCCAGGCGATAGCGTCTAATACGGACGTTTTACCTTGGCCGTTACGACCGCCAATGACGGTAAGGCCGTTTTGTGCTAATTCCATTTGTACTGCTTTTACTCTTTTTACGTTCTCAATGGCTAAGCTGTTAATTTTAACTGTCATGTGATATACTCCTTTTAATTGAAAATTTAATTTTTAGTTGTTTTGGCCGTCTTCTGTTGCTGCAGAGGGCGGCCATTTCCTATACACTCATCGGGAATACAGTAATCCCGATTTGGGCAACTCTCGCAATTCATGAATTCCTCCTTTAGAGAAGTGCTAAAAGCACAATTAAGAAGTAAATAGCTGTTAACGTAAGTGCTGCTTTCAACCCTTCCTTAACGTAATAGCCGATACTATGACTTCGAACTGCACGAATCGGCGTATTTTGGATTTCGTAGTATCTTTGGTTGATCCACTCAGGCGGACTCTGTAATGTGGCAGCCTTCATCATTACATCCCTCTCTTTCTAACGATTAATTCAAAATGGAACGATATAAGAACGTTACCGGCACGCCGAATGTAATTTCTCCATGTATCACCGAACGTTACGATAAGTACCGCCGTTTCTCTCTCTGACAGGCGTTTGCCGTCAATAATGCTGTGGCATGCAGCCAGTGTAGAGTCGACGATTTCTTGAGGTCTAAAGTGCCTTGTTACTTGGATACCTTCCACATCCGCAGTTGTGTAAATAACCGTCATCATGTGATTTATCATTTGGTCTGCATTCATTGTCATGCTCCTTTCCGGATCTCAATCCATATACACGCCAGTACAACGGCGATGACGATTACACACGTTGCAATTTCGAGTTCAATCATCGGTATCGTTCCCCCTGTCTCATTTCGGCCTGTTTTCGTAGCCAGTCATTAAAGGCCTCCGCATGGATAAGACGCTTTCCACCTCGCTGTCCGATTTTAAAGCTCGGAAAGTCAATGCTGTTCGCCCATTGGCGAATCTGTTCGTCACTTACAGAAGCCGCCTCGGCAGCCTCTTCGACTGTCATACATAACTTCATTGCCATTCTCCTTTCTTAGTAATGCTCAACGTGGAACATTAGCTCCTCGTGCGTTTTCTCCGAGTCGTCAAGTGTTAGCTTGTCGGCTCTTTTTCTGTGGACAAATTCCATAGCCTTAACAATGCATTGCCATTCATCCCAGGGAAGCTTTTCCGCTTCTCGTAAAATGATTTCCGCCGGACTCATCTTCTTCCCTCCTTGTTACGGTTGTTGTTTTTGGGAATTAAATTCTAGTTTTGTCGCCAAAAAAAATAAAATTAATCGGCATTCGATAAGCTTCAGATATTTTTTCTTGATATATAGGATTAACCAGCCCCGACCGTTTTTCCCATTTAATCAGAGTGTCCTTACCAATGCCTATCTTCTTTGCGGCTTGCAGTATCGTTAAATCCGCATTAACTCTAGCCGCTTTTAAGGATATCTGCATTCTATCACCTCCTTGTTCAAATATTCTCCTTACGCAACAAATGATACTAGAATTTAATTCCTATGTCAAGAAAATAATTCTAATTGTTCAGAAATATTATTGACTTTTTAAGAAAAATATTCTATCATCATCGCATAGATAGTACGGTATTTGTAATAAAGGAGCGGTTATATGCCTACCGAAGATGATATTAAAAAATTGTTTAGTATTAGACTTTCTAAACTAATGAATGAACGAGATATTAACCAAAGAGAAATAGCCCAAGCCGTTGGCGTTAGTGAGTCAACCGTAGGCAAATGGTTACTGTTAAAGGCTATTCCTAGAATGGGCGTAATTCAGAAGTTAGCCGATTATTTTAATGTTGGTAAAAGCTACTTTTTGGAAGACGAATCAGACGCAGGCTACTACACCGACCCAGAGGTAGCTGAATACGCCGAAGAGCTGAGGACGAATCCTAAGTACCGGCTGCTGTTCGACGCTAGCAAGGATTTAAGCAAGGAAGATATAGATTTCGTGGTCGATATGATAGAACGATTAAAAGCCCGCGAAGGGAAGGAATAAAAGCTTGAACGTTACGTTACTGTATGCTGAATTAAAACCGTCTCAGACCGCCGTAGTCCGTGAGAATGAAGACGGCTCTTATACCATATTAATCAACAAAAATAAATGCCCTGAACGGCAAATTCAGGGCGTATTACACGAACTGGCACATATTAAGAACGATGATTTTAGCAGCGACTTACACGCTGACATGGTAGAGTCGTTACTACATAATGCAACTCCCTGCCCTCGTGTAGCTGAAGACGTCGAGTTTTACTGCCGGGTTGTATAAATGACAGAGTTTATGTAAGAAGAAAAATCAGGAGGATTTTATGAAAAAATTGCTATTAACCATTTTATGCGTACTCCTTTGTCCCCTTGCGGTTAACGCCGTTAATTACGTCCAGATCGGAGAGAGTATAGACTCAGCTGGCTTTGTCGACAATGATAGCATTTCTGTAATCCGCTATGCACCACCATATTATGTTATTCAATGTGATGAACGAATTCACAGTTTTACAACGGGAATATGGGTTCAAACAACGAGCCAATATCTCTATGACTATGATAACCAGATTATTAAAAAACGATATGTTAGCATGAAAGCAAGAAAAGAAGATTCCTCTTGGAGTAATCCCTTTAAATATACAAAGATAGCTAACGTTAGTAAATATCAAGTAAACTGGTGGGTAGCCAATTACATTTTCACCAAGGCGTACAATATGTATTTCTCTCCGGAAGTGCAGGCCAAGTATGGAGCCAAGCATACATAACGAGCCGCACTTTTACTCAAACGAAGACATCGAACGACTGCCCGTAACCATTATCGGCAAGGTATATTAACGATAGCTTTATTTTTGAGCAAAATTTAAGGGAGGAGATTAAACACGAATTACTGCATATCATTAATGATGATTTTCATATTGATTATCATGTTAATTTAATTGAACATATGGTAAGACGTAAAGAACGTACAGATGAATTACTTGAAGAAATAGATTTTTATCATCATGTGTTATAAATATACTTTTATGATTTATCACAACAACTTTTCAACAAGGAGGTAAAAACAGTAATGCCTACTGAAACCACAAAAGTAGAAGAATTTCAATCTGGTTATTTTCAAAACATGGGAGATTTTAAATCATTTATTCCATCCCTTATTAATAAAGAATGGGTTTGGATGAGTCCTAAAATCAATGTACTATTAGCAAAGGCAAACCAAGAATTAGGAAAATTAGAAATGTATTCTCAACGCATTCCTAATGTAGACCTTTATATTCAAATGCATATTTCAATTGAAGCTAATAAATCTAGTAAAATTGAAGGTACAAAAACTACTATTGAAGAAGATTTTATTGATATTAACGACCTTGTTCCAGAAAAACGTGATGATCAACAAGAAGTAAAAAATTATATTATTGCTATGAATCATGGTATTAATAGAATCATACATGATCAGTTCCCCATTTCTACTAGGCTTATAAAAGAAATACATGAAAAGTTATTATTCGGAGTGCGTGGTGAACGGAAAACACCTGGACTCTATCGAAC